ACTTGTTAGATTATCAGAATTAGAACCTAATAAACCATATAGTTGAGTAGTATTTGTTTGGTCTGCTCTTATGTTTGCTATTTGAGTGTCTCTATTGAATCTTGCCATTGATTTAGTTGCATCATTTGAAAGCCACATTGCTCCTAATGACGAAACTGGGCCCGAGAGGACTGATGCCCATTGTAGGGCTGCAGATTGTTGGGCTTTAGGAACTATAGGAGTTTGATTTGTCATAGCGAGAGCCATAACCGCGGCAGTTGCTGCCCCGTCTCCTTGTCCTGCAATTTTGCTTAGAGCGTTATATCTTGCTTCTTGTACCTTTGCCTGCGCTAGAGCTGCTCTTTCTACTGCATTGTAATACTCTGTAGACGTACTCGCACAGGCCCCAAGGCTGAGGGCAATTAACCCCATAGCCACTAGTTTTCTCATATTATATTCCCTCCTTGGAATCTTGGGCTCAGCCCTATAATGTTGGTTTCGTATCAGGAAAATCTGACTCGCTAGCGGGCCAGTCTCTTAACTTAGTACGATAGGTTTTATATGCTTCAAACTGTGGATGGTCAGGAACTGACATGATCCAATCACTATCTACTAACTCTTGATTTCGCCACTCTCGCGCTTGCTCTTCTTTTGAACGTGAGTCTTCAGCGTGAGTATAGTATATCTTCAAACCGCCTTGAGTTTCTAAAATCTCATCTCCATGAACAGGGTCTTTATCTGGATTTGTTAAGTTTATTTTTGTCATTTCTAGTTCTCTACTATTCTATAGCCTATATAAAAGGCTGTAGCTGTTCCACCATTGTTTTTTACTTCAAAACTTTTATTAAAACTAAAAGCCGTTGAAGGCGAGAAGTTTCCGTGTTTATTGCTGTTTACTCCACCAAATTCACCAATAGGACAATAAGGATAGCTATTTCCAGTAGTAATCGTGCCTGACTCTATAATCTGTACACCATCAATATGTACTGTTACGCTTGTTGATTGTTGACTTTGCCCACCTAGGATAAAATATAAAACTGTACCACTACCTGTAACTTTGAGTATGGTATTTGTTCCTGTTGCGGTTACGCTTGAAGTATTTATACCGAACCTATTTAATACACTCGTCCAACCGTCGGTTGAATAAGCAGCAGGAGTGCTACTCCCGCTAGTGGCTACTCCCTTAGGTACATCGTTATGAATAGCAGACGAATCTACTGCAACTAAACTATCCCCTACGATAATAGCGTTCGTAGCAGTAGCGGTTCCAAGAAAAACACTTGATAGCTGCTCTGCGTCAGTTAAAGAAGACTCTGTTTTTACCGTGCCTGTTGGTGTTACCGCATATCTCGCACCCGCAGTAAGTCCAGATTGAGATTCATTTATCGCACCCTTTGTTGTTAAAGTTCCAGATGCTCCATTAGATATAGCGGCTTTTGCTAAACCTATATAATTACCTGTAAATAAATTGCTAGTGGCAATTTTATTACTATTTACTTCCGACACGGTGTTACCATCTGCGTTTCCGAAGTTGTACTGAATAAAGGTATCTGTAGTATCCGCGAAGTTACCGCCTATTTTTGCTGAGCTAGTCGGATAGTCCTGGTAGCCTGCATAGTTTCCGTATGTGCCATAAGTAGAACCAGTGCCTGCTGACGTAAAAGTCTTATCTGAAAAATTGCCAGCTCCTACTGCAAAGATAATATGTTTAGGAGGGGGGAGGGCCGAAAAATTGGCTGGACAAAAACTCGCAACAAAATTTTTATAAGTAGAACTATATCGCATACTTATCTGAGAATGAACCCCAGCAGGCCATGCTAAAGAGCCGCCTTTTGTAAAAGCACTTCCGTTGTTTGAAGCAGCATAAAATTTTTTCGCAGTTAATTCAGACCAAACTATATTGCCTGCTGTATCACACTCAACTGCTCGAATTTGGCCTATAACATCAGCTCCACCAGCGTTCGCAAGATAGTGAGAATACGTTACTGTCCCATTAGCGGCTACGTCAAAAGCATAAAGAGTTTGATTGTGAGCACCAGCGTTATAATTCGCGGTTACTACTACGATTTGTTCATTAGCGGAATCATAACTTGCATCTGCGGTATAGTTATACCCATTCGCAACGTAATCTGTTGCTACAACATGAGCACCGAACGCACCTCCGTCATGCGCATTTGAAGTCCACGTAAACGGCCCATGCACCATACAAGAGTCTCTGCCATAAGCCTGAGTGCTTCCAGTAGTGATTACATATTTGAATCCTCTTGCTTCTATAAATCTAGTTGATCCAACGCTTTGACTTGAATACGGATTCCAATAATTAGTAGTGCCAAAGGTATGCCCGTAACCCGCTGTACTTGTTGTACCATTTGTAGTTCTATGTTTAAACATATTTAGTCCATAGCTAGCTGAGGAATTAAAACGGTAACAACCAAACCATGAATCAGTATCTGCATCCCAAATTGCTCCTACTGGATACTGCGTATAGTTTACACCAGTGCCTTGTGGGTAACTAAAATTTGTAGAAGTCATGCCACTTGCTGTCCCTCCTCCTGTGCTTGTATTTACCGTGAATAATTTGCATGTAGCACGGTAGTTATACCCCACGCCTTGATTGCCTAACAGAATCCCTCTACCAGCGGCTCTATCAACAAAAGTAATTCCGTTATAAAACGCATAATAAGCGGAGTTATTATTTGAAGATGTATTTGAACCAACATCTATTGCGTTAGCAGCAATATTTCCTACGGGAGTCGCAATCTTTCCATCTCCACTTTGAATACAGGGTGCTCCATTAGCTATTGCGCCATCTGCTGTAGCAGAAATTTCTGTGACTTGTCCGCCACCGCCTCCTGAACCACCTAATTTAACTGGCATTTTATACCTCCTTCCAACCTATGGTGCTGTCAATATAAACTAATTGAGTTGATTTTCCTGTTTCCAGTTCTCCATCATCTGCTGTTGATTCTATGTTTGAACTATTTCTTCCTATTGTAACTGTTCCCGCACCTGCATTATGTATAGTTACAGAGTTTCCTGCACTTGGAGAAGATGGCAAGGTTATAGTAAAAGCACTACCGCTATTGGCAATAAGTTGGTCTCTGCTCGCTGCTGTATAAGTTCCTGTTTTTACAGACCAACTATTATATCCGCCTCCAACGCCTGCTGCAAGTTTTGCACCAGTAATCGCACCATCTGCTATCAAAGCTGTAATGATTGCATTGTCTGCTATTTTTGCAGACGTAACTGCATCATCTGCAAGCGTTCTTTTTGAAGCAGGAACTGAGGCAGATGCCGCTGACATTAAGTCTGCAAGTCTACGTGCTTTTGAAAATGCCATTTATCTCTCCTACGAAGGTTGAACGGGCCAGTCAGTCTCTTCTGTTCCTGGGCCCCCTAGTTTTAAATTAGGCCAACTGCTATGCTTTGTAATATCTCGAAGTGCTTGCCTGTATGTTTTCCACTCATCTGTCATCGTTACATCACTGTTTGCCATCCAGTCGCTCTCTGCAAGTAATCGGTCTCTAAACGCTCTGTTGTCTTCTGCAATTCGATTGTTTCTTGCTGTCTGTGCAGCAGTTTTTTCGCTATCATCTAACGTCTCTATTTTGTGTAAATAAACCACACCACTTTCTATGTAAGGGTCTACAGGCGTGCTTTTTTCAGTAAGTCCGTTATACGGTCGAAACTCAGTAACGGGCATAACAGAGTTTTCTGCCATCCAAGACTCTGTAGGTACTCCACCAGGAAACCCAACATTTGGAAACAATTCTTTATGCTCCCCCATAGTTTCTACGGCATTATCTTTTATTATTGCTATTTGCATTTTTTATCTCCTATATAGCTAAAAATTCTTCGGTTGGTGCTGTAAAGTTGGAAGTGTACCTAGCTTTACCATATGTTATTCTAAAATCGTCTATATATCCATCTAAAGAGTTTCTACCCCCTCCAGTGTCTCCAATTCGAAGAGGGTTGTTGGTTTGCGACACACCTGTGCTATTGTTGGTAGCACTTCCATGCAGACTACCATCTACAAATAGTCTTAGAGTTGTTCCGTCCCTTGTCATCGCAATATGATGCCACGCATCAACGGATGGTCTGGTTCCAGTAATCATTGTGCTTCCATTCATATAAACCTCAAGATTGTTTCCATTTTGGTAAATTAACCAACCTGAGGACGACCCATTAAACACTCCAACAATATCCATATATGCAGCATGATAGCTGTCTACATATACCCAAAACTCAACCGTAAATACACCTATATCTAAAATTCTGTGCAGGTAGTTATTTCCGTAAAACATTTGTGGAGGAGCTTTTAAAAATTCGTTCGCAGCATGACCATTAATCTCAATACTTGCAGTACCGAATTTTTTAATGCTAGTATCTAAATGCGTATTTTGATTCAGGAAAATATTGAAATTTCTTGAGCCATCGACTATTTTTGCATTTGTTCCCTGTAGTAAAAGTCTTGTGTTTGTTCCAGTATTAGTCACAGGAGCGGTCGGGGGAGTAAAGTTAGCAGCATAGATTTGGTCCCCTTTTATAACCCTGAAGTTACTTAAGTCTCCATGAAGTGCATAAGTACTCGAGTAGTATGCACCTATCGTAAGATATTGTGCTGTATAGTTTGTTGTATCAACATAGCCATCAGCACCGCTTCCATCAGTTGCTCTTACTCCATTTATATAAAGCCTTAAGGCATTATCCACCCCATCTGACGTGCCTCTAACGAGTGCAAAATGATACCAAGTATACATAATGGGTGCATCAATACCACTAAAAATTTTTTGTCCTACCCCTGAGTATATAGTCCAATAATTTCCACTAGAAGATATTCCAAGTGAGGGGTTTGATGTATTGACGCTACCAATACCTGACGGTGTGGTATGAAATATACCATGGTCTGTAAGTTTTGTAAATCTAACCCAGCCTTCAATCGTAAAATTACCTGTGCCCATAGCAAAATTAGCGTGGTTCATCTGCGCGTAGTTAGGAACACTCCTATCAAAACTATAGGAGCCTCCATGTACCGCAGCATCATAAGCAGCGGTAGCTGCTGGTCGAGCAAAAGGAGAAAAAGAATAACCTTCTTGTCCGCCATATGATCTAATTACTTTATTTGTTCCACTTCTATCTTCCAACATACTATTACTAGTACACATAAGTAGTTTAGTATTTGTAACCGCAGTCAAAGGCGCTGTTGGAGCAGTAAAAGCAGAAGTGTATAAAGCAGTTCCTTTTATAACTCGAAGATTTGATATATAGCCTTTAAAGTCATAACTGCCCCCAGAATAGTACCTACCTACATATAAATCAGAGCTTGGTTTTACAACATTCACAGAATCTGACCAAGTAGCAACTTGTGCTCCATTTTGATACATATAACCATAAGTTGAGTTTCTAGTAAGAGCTATATGAACCCATTGATTTAAAGGAAAAGTACCACTTGAGGACTCTATAGTTCCTACAGTCCCACCGTCTATATGAGCAGCAAGTTTATTATTGCTATTGACATATAACAAAATTCTGCCTGTATCTCCTCCATCTCTGCCTTCGTAAAAAAACTGCGAGCCTGTGCTAGTTTTCCAAACCCACATTTCAATAGTATAAGCACCTGTACCAAAAGCAAAATCATTAGTTGCATTTACTTTAAAGTATTCACTCGCACCATCAAAAAATGTAGACCAGTATCCTGCAGGTGCACTAAAAGGGCTCCTTCTTCCCTGATTTATAGATCCTGATGTACTTATACTATAGCTATCTCCAGAGCTATTTGTAAAAAAACCGTTCGTTCCTGCATTAGGCCCGTTTCCTTGAAGAAGCGTAGTTACAAGGTTAAAATCGTCGTCCCTTGGGTCAGCCGCGCCTCCGCCTCCTGCTAGTATTCGTAAGGTCATTATCCTAAGTCCTGTCCTGCTGTAATTCCATAATAAATTGTTCCTGCATCTACAGTTACAAATACGAAAATATCTACATCATTTGCTCCTGTTGAAACATCAGGAGCTGAACCACCTGCCCAATCGACTGTTCCAGGAAATGCAAGTGTTCTACCACCAGTGCCGTCTTGTTTTACTTTTATTATAAAAGCTCCTAACCCTGTACCAGCTGGAGGATTTGAAAAAGCAAATGTAGTATTCTCAGTAAGAGTAGTTGTAAAACTATCCCCAAGTTGTAAATTAAAAGTAGCAGTACCACCAGAGGAAGAAACTGCCGTAGTCTTGCCCGCAGTTCCTCCTAAAAAAGTTGTAACATTATTCGCATCTGCTCCTATTATAGTACCCGTCTTAGAAGGCAAAGTAAGAGTAACATTTCCACTATACGCACTGTGTGCAGGCGACTGTAACTGTACGTAGTGAGCATTGCTTTGCTCACAATACAGTTTGATGTTTGATACAGTTCCGCTGTTTTTAATTGAGATTTCGCCTGATTGCATATCAATGCCACTTGTGCCATCAATACGAACAACTCCAGTGCCATGGGGAGTAAGTCCTATATTACTGTTTCCTGAGGATGTTATAAGTCCACAACCAGTGATATCAAGATTATCCCCAGAAGGAATTTCTTTTATGTTGTTATTTGATGAATCCACTACAAGTGGAAATCTATCTGCCATTATGTTACTCCTACACTTACTGTGCCTGAACGGGTCGTGACCGTTATAGTGCCAGGCACAGATAAATCAATCGTCACTGTGCCCGATCTTGCCACAACTCCTAATGTTGCTCTTTCTGCTGGTTGTTCTCCTATAAAAGGCATATTTTATACTCCGTCTAAATATTCCATTGGGCTTATTGGTATCACACCACGCTTAAACTCTGCTACTCTTTCAGCAGTAAAAATACTTTCTGCTACACAAGCAGTCATCACATCATCAAATCTTGAGCTTTCAGTATTAACAATCCAATTTCTGTTACTCATTAGTAGTGCTGTATCAGCTATGATCTGTGTAGAGCTACGAAAGAAGGCGCACATTTCTGTTTCTGTTAAAAGATTCAACCAAACAGATGCAGGAAAATGTAACATTCCTGCTTTTTCGACTTCTACAAATTTATAAAATTCCATAATACACCGCCATTTCGTCTAACCAAGTATGAACGTCTTCTTCTTTATAAATTTTTTGTCCATACTGTGTGGCATAATATTGTGAGAAAACATAGTATCCTCTACACCTAAATGTTATAACACCGTACCCAGTGCCCCACGGTACACCATTGTGATACGGATGTCCCATATGAGCATGAGTTATTGCTTTTCCATTGTCTCTGTTCCAGATATTGCCATAATTTCCACCAATCGCTGAACCATTTCCTGTAGCACCCCAAGATGAAGCAAAGCTTCCTACAATATTATTGGATGTAGGCCCAACCCTTGGATAGTAGCCTGTCGGAGTTGTACTTCCAAAAGTAGTCGGCATAAAATTTGCGTAGCTTAGAGCCCCATTACTTGTTGCAATGGTAACTTCCGATCCACGGTAAGGTAGTCCATATGCAGCATTTCCTCCTGCGGTATGCATCCAATATACGGCAAAGTCTCCAGAACCGTCTCCGCCTTTACGATGCAAAGCACCCATATAAGAATTGTTCAGGCGAAAGCCATCAAATGATGTGTTTGCAACTTGAGCATTTCCAATGGCGGTTACAGTTCCCGCTTCATTTACCTTGGAAAAATACAATGTGTCAGGACTTGTTCCTGTATCATTAAATAGCATATACAAAACTTGGTCTGTAGCATCCATACATGCGCCAACAAAATGGTCAGCGTTTGCACTTCCAGCCGCTTCTGCTATTGTCATGCCTCCGTTCCAAACACCATCTGTAGCGGCAGTTCCGTCTATGTTATACAGAGTTGCTCCAAAAGAAGTGTTAGAGTTCATAAGAATTCTAATACATCTTCCTGCTGTTCCGCCTGCAAAACCTGGTAAATTTGCATAAGCACCCTCGGGTTGGTCGCAGCCAAAATAAGGCCATAGAGTTGTATCGGCAAGAGGAAACATAGGTAGTTCCGTTCTTGTACGACTCTTACCTGTTGAATTTGAAACTAAACCAGCCATTACTCGTCATGCCCCATCATCACCATGTTCACATTTGCCACGGTTGATCTGCCAATTATATAATCCGATGCTCCACAGACAACTGGAGAGAAACTCATACTTTCATTAATACCTATTAGTGTGGATTCTAATAACTTCTGACTTGTATCAAAAGTCGCAGAAGAGTCTCCCACGCCTAGTTGTATTTGAGCAGAGGTAGTTCCTCGATTCAGAATATGGACGGTGTATGTACCGCCACTTGAACCCGCCTGTCCTACGTTTGCTGTTGTATTTGCTGATAGGTTTACACCTGATATTTTAACTGCCA